CTTAACCGAAGGCATCTTTAACTACCATAAGAATAGAGAAGATTAGAACGCTAAGACCGAAGGCTTTGATAGTACAACGGAAGGTCTGGAAACAGAGGCTTACGATTGAATGTATACTCATTGGTGAACTATTTTCGAACCATAGAGAGGTACCATGAAACCTATGTCATTGATCCAATCTGTCTAGTATTACTTCACCGAGAAGAATACAAAAGGTGGTGGCGCTGGATTCTTTGGTAAAAAAGGAGCTATACCTCTATGTTTACATTTAATCGGTGTGGTCTTAACGCTTTGTGGCGCTGCAATTTGACTCACTGTAGTTGAAACTCGCCTTCAGTCGTTTAAGGCTCGCGTTGTACATTCATTATCTGGTTAGGTGCTTCCTATAGAAGGCTGCATATTTCTACCCTTCTTGAAAGAGCATGTGTGGCGTCCAGGATGTTTCTTTTCTAAGAGATTTTCATCCTTCCATGACCGTAAAACCATGTTCAAGAGGGTTCAAGCAGTTCTCAGCATGAATGAGGGTAAGCCGAATGTAACTCTAGACTATAGTCAATTCGATGCTACAGTCCCAAAGGCTGGAATCGTCTTTATGTTGCGTCGATTGTTACAACCCCTATTCGAGCAGAGTCGCCTTGTAGATTCCATCTTCGATATTATGGAATTCTACTTAACCAAGTCCCCGTTAATTAATCCTTGTACATTGGAGTTAACTTCCAGAGATGGAGGTGTACCGTCTGGCAGCGGTGGCACTAACCTGATCGATTGTATTTGGAATTATCTCACTGCAGTTTACATCATTTGTTATAAGATGAATGGAATCTCAGCTGATAATCTCGGATTAATTCAGACTAACCTTGATTTACTTGTTATGGGTGATGATAATTTTATTCAAACTCACCCTAGTATGGTAATGGACCTTACAGTTTTCGAGACACATGCTTCTACTATTTTTAGTTTGAAGTTAAATGTTGAGAAGTGTACACCCGGCGAATATCTCGGCTTTCAAGTCGTTGATACTGCATCTGAATTTGGGTATACACCATTATCAAAGTTAGTGGGCATGATGATCTGTCCGGAAAAGCAAAGATCATATCCAGGTCGGGCACTCAGGTCTAGGTAGAACAGCATCCCTGTTGAATTAACTAAAACAATTGATGAATATTATGCTTTGTTAGTCATCAAATCCTTTGTCTTAAAATATATGCGGGCTTTCACCAATACCGATGAAATATGGAAAAGGTAGGTTAATATTTCTGCCAGAGTGCTCGATTCGTAGCGGAGCGTGGTTGGTATCCATGAGCGTAAGTCAATAGCCGAAGTCTTAGGTGATATTGCTCGCTTTGATGATACTGGTGAAACTATGGACTCAGGTTTAGAGTCACACAAGATTGGTCAAGCTACCTTTAGTGACTTGAAGAGGATCTTCGTAGGAAATCACCTCCAACACACTGATATGGGCCAAGGGTCAGAGAAAAGCTGGCGGGTATAGTTAGATGTCGAAGGACATAAACCTATTACTGAACAAAGTGTCAGGACTGCTCTCACCCGTTCATGAATGGATGAGTCATACGCAAGGGAGCCCTAGGCGGACCTCCTGGATGAAGAAGCAATCTGAATCAAAATTGTACAATCTTTTGATTCATGCTCCTGTCAATCCTATTACAACCTTCATGGTGTATTAGGTTTCATAAATGACAAGAAGGAGGATTACGGATTGCTGCTTACAT